CAGGTCAATATCTGGGTCGTCCATAATCCAGTCGTCGGGATGCAGGTCGTCGTTGTACGGTACCGTCAGCGTGAAATCATCTACCCGTTGCGGCGTGAGCATTCGCGATGATGGTCGACCGTCCTGAAACTGTATCCAGCAGCGAGGATTCGCGTAGCTCCAGTCCAGTGGCTCCGTGACGTGCAGCGTAATTTCCTGGAAGTCGTAAATCATCGCGTCAATCAGGCAACTTTGGGTTTTCCCGGTTGGGGTGTCGTCGGACAAAATGATGTGATCACCGAAGTCATGACACCATCCCAGCATCGACGTCGTAGCCGTATACGTTCGGCGTTGGTGGAGATATTTCATTAACCGACGCATCCCGATACGCCAGGCGCGATCTGCAGTCATGGCAACATCAATGGTATATGCCTCCGTTTTGCGCGGAAAAGGATTTTCCGGCGTCCGGCACTGTACGGTTTCCTCCGCCCAGGTCACAGGGTTGATATATTTCACATCCACGCCATCAAAATCATCTTCCGACGGGACCCTGAATGAAGTCTGCATTTCCTCGACGGTATCCTGAGGAGTAATGATCCCTGTCCAGCTTTTGACGCCCTCTCTCCCGACAGAAAGCAACCCGTCAGATAGCAGAAAATACCCCATGCCAGCCTCGGCTATTTTGTCGAAAATATCCTTTGCTGACGTGCTGTCACTGCTTGCCTGGTGATCAAAATATTCTCCCCTTGGCGTCCAGTAGGTAGCCTCCAGCGTACTGAGCGCCGCAATGTCGATCTGGTCGTCGCGATATCCCAGACTGCGGGCAAGATGCAGGAACGCACCGCTGATTGTCCTGTCACCACCGCCATCATAGTTTCGCGTGGCGACAACACTCACACGCTTGTCTGACTGCGCCGCCAGCTGGCCGCCAGTTTCAACCGTGATCCCTATTGTTGATATCCCTGCGTAGGAGGTTGGACGGGAAAGCAAACGACCTCTGAGCGCCTGCCAGAACATGCTGTCTCTCGCGTTGTTGCTCCCCTGCTCGTTACGGCGGCGGCATCGAACCTCCACCAGCCCGGGAGAGGACAGATCAAAACGCTCTGTAAAACCGAGGCCATTAATGTTTTTAAGCGCATAAACCCCTGGCTTACTCGTCCACCCTGAACCGGAACCATAAACGCGATACTGGATTTCATACTCGACATGGCGGACCCGCTTATTCCCGTTGTTCTGGAACCCGCAAATTCCGTTTGGGAAAGCAAAGTTGACCTCGAAGGCGTCCACAACTTCATTTTGCGGGCAGGCCAGAAAGGGGCCTAGCCAGGTTTCATTATCGTTAATACCAGACGCGGCAAAATCCACGACGGTACGGGTCATAAAGCCTGACCAGGTGCTGTCAACGACACCATTAACCACCCTCTGTACGGTTGCAGACGCACCGTCAGTCGATGCTATCTGGTATTCGTTGCCTCGGTGCGCCAGGGAAATCCGCTGCGTGCCGTCCGGCAGGCCAGAAAATGCGGTACCGGAATCGTATGCCAGCGTGACGCTGGCTGTTACCGCAGGGCTTCCGCCGCTGGAGGCTGCACCAGCAGTAAATACCGGGCTGTCACCAAATACTGACGCAGGCAGGAAAGATGACGTAATGGAACCGCCACGCCAGGGGCTGGAGATCTCGGCGATACGTATCACGCCGCCATCATCCTGAGCAATGAGCCCCGAACCATTCAACCCGCCATTAATCGCTGCGAGCAAGCCAGACATTGTGCCGTAGTTGGCGACCAGAGATATGGTATAGGTGATCCCCTGCCAGGTCAGAGAAAAGGTCTGGCTGGTTGTCGTAAAGTCATACGTTGACGGCGACGCACTGGCGCGTAATACCGCAGTCGCTCCCCCTGTTCCCGGAACGGCGTCCTGGTGAGGGGTATACGTGGCGATCTGCAGATCATAGTCAGTACCGTTAAACATTAGGGTGACAGGCATACCGCTGAATGGCGCAATCTCTGACACGACATCGCCTGTCAGCACGTTAAAACCGCCCTCAATGGATACCTGATAATTCACTGGCGCTTTCAGGGTGACAATTGCACCGGCGATCCAGCCAGGAGGAAGTTTGTTCTCATCCTCGTCTTCATCATTATCATCATCGACATCGAGGCCAGAAAACGAGACAGAGGCACCGCTGACGGTCATGGCATCAGCAACGATATCACTGGCTTCAGGGGCAGTCTGAGCCATATCGAGGCCGCTGCCGCTCGACGTTCCACCAACTTCCGTTGAGTTGAACCATATCTCACTGCGACGATCCCCGGCCACATTATCGCCGGGCCCATAGCTGGTATATGAAAAGCCCTCGCCTAAGGTCAACGCCGGAGTTTCCCCTACCCGAAAATCTCCACCGGTATAGGAGAAACGCCCATATCCAAGGCAGACAAACATTTCTACCGTCATTCTGGTGGGATCAGCGGGGTCGAATCGCGTTACCGGCTGCACCAGGTAATCCGGGTAAATACGGTTTCGCCCAAAAGCCTCCCTAACGGGATCACCGAGTTTTGCGGTGTTTGCCCGCGCCGGGTTCAGATCCAGCGATGAAGCGTTACTGGATGAAAAACCGCCCAGCTCTGGTTTTGGGGCAAAGAATAATGCATAGGCCGTAGACGCAATGGATACGGCCACCGAAACCCACACGGCAATTTCAAGACCCGTGCCATACGGAATGGGATATATCCGCACATCACTGTCTGGCCGCAACAAACATAACGGCCATTCCGCCGGGGGGACTGCCTGGCCGTTCAGCTCGATCACAACAGGATGAGTTTTATCCTGTGAATAGCAAGCCACTCCGGCACCTTCGCAGGGGTCACAACGTTTCAGCGAAAGCATCAGCTTTCTCGCCTCCCGGTCGAGGCCCCCGCCGTCTTTGGTCACACCTGCAAAATCGGGCCAGAGAGATAAGCCCAAATCTCGACGTATCTCATTTACAATGCCGAAGCAGTCGAGCTGCGGATATACGCGCCCGCCCTTCAGCCAGGTGACTGAACGGTATTTATCAGGGTTAAACATATTTGCCTCAGATTAGTAACGTAAGCCCGGATGCTCGGCGAGGTTGTAACGTTTACGGGGCCAGGCTGTTTTGAGGATATTCATATAGCCTGCCGTGACCTGAACTGCTGTCGGGGTCCAGGAGCCGGATTTGATATCGAGCGTATACGGTGAGGATGCCGGGGCAGACAGATCGGATGAAATGTACCGCCGGAATGTCAGCGTGGCTGATTTCATTTCATCCAGGATTTTATCGATCGCCTCAGAAACCCTTCCGTCAATATTGCTGATAGCAAACTTTAAATCCTGTGTCCCGTCGGCGTTCCTGGCTGGTAAGGCGATATCTATCGCGCTGGCTTCAAACGTCGCCGGCTGACCATTTTCCAGCATCACGGAAACGTCATCCCAGCCACTGGTTAGCCAGTAATTATCATCGCCTGCCGATATCTGCAGCGTGTCGTGAATAACCTCCGATCCGCTGCTGGCATATAGTCGCTCAAGAATTGTCATGCTTCGGCCACTCTCTGTTTAGCGCAATATCCAGTAACGACTGGCCCGCCAGCCATTCCGGGTAATTTCCCCAGCCTGAAGGCGGTAACGGGCGTTCCCATAATTCCAGCGTTGCGCTGTACTGCCAGTATTTTGGCGAGACCAGCGTCGGTCCCTCGTAAATATCCACGAACCTGGCTTTATAGGGCTTTACCCCGATGGGAGTCTGGAGTTTCAGATAGAACCAGGACTGGCCATCTTTAAGCGCATCCCTGAAAAACGCCTCAAACACCTGCGCCAGAGCATCAGTTTTAAAAATCCATTTAACCGATACCTGGGTGGGTGTTGAGGTATATCGCCTTCGTTGTTGAGCGCGACCGGACGTCATCTCCGTTCGCAGCAAAGGTGATATGGGCTTAAACCCGTACCCGTCCATAAGTGGCATGGGCAGGTATTCATCCGGGTAGAAAATATCTGCCATGAATATTCCCTCCGGGCAGGTCTATCGTGGTTTTTTGGATTGGAGATTTGAATAAATAGCCCGACCGAATTTCTTCTGGGGGTTATTTACTTCGGCGGTTAAGGTGTTAACTATCCGCTGTTCCAGAGCGTCATTCCTTCGCTCAATTGCCTGCATCGTTATGTCATCCGGTTTACCGGTGAACGTACTTCTGGCATCTACGCTGACAGCAATTCGTGGCTGTGCCTGGATCTGGTTAGCAGCGTTCTGTACCGCCGGTGATTCCCGCCCAACAGCTTTGACCCCCAGCGAACCATCAGCGCCACGGGTAAGCGGCATGATGGCTTCCGGCCCGGCCTCGCCGAATACACCTGCGCCTTTCGCAAAAGCAAAATACTGCGGAGTGTTGTACACGCCGCCGCTATATGCAGAAAGTGACGGTGAATCGTATACACCTCCCAAGGCATTAAAGGAGAAGTTAGCCCCGGCGCTTTGAATGGCCGTTCCGCTGCTGGCTGCACCACTCGCCCCGCCAAAAATACTGCCAAATATCCCGCCAAACCCGCCCCCCACTGAAGCCAGAATCGCTTTGGTGATCAGCGCCTGCGTTGCCATCTGGATAAGCGACTGAATGACACTTTCTCCAAGGGAGGTGAAGATATTCGACATACCTTCTTTAAAGGTGGTAGCCCCCGTCAGCACATTCGTCATATTGGTAGAGATCGAGTTGGTAGCATTGTTCAGTATCTCACTGGTCGCTGATGCTGACATTGAACTAAGATCAGAGGCCTGATCGGCATAGTTCATCAGGGAATCGCTGATCCCCGCGCGCCAGTCTGACTGTTGCTCATCGGTTTTCTTGTAGTATTCCTCCTGAATCTGGAGCCGTTCAGTAAGCGCCACCTGAAGTGCTTCCGTTTGCTGTTTGTACAGGTCCTCAGAAATTTGACCTTTGCTGAAATCCCGCTGCAGGTCCCGTTGCTGTTTAAGAAAATCGGAACGGATATCTGCCATTTCCTTCATGCGGTCGCGAGCCTTATTCCCCATCCCGGCACCAAGAAAATCAATATTCCCCCGGTCACGCGCAGCAGCGTTGCTGTCAGCCAACCCCTCACGGAACGTTTTTAACTGTTCAGCAATGTTTTTCTGATCGATAAGGGCGGCATTCTGTAGCAGTATCTCTTTTTTAGCATTATCGAGCGATGCAAGCTCGCCCTGAACAACCTGATATTTTACTTTAGCTAGTTCGTTATTTTGCCCTCCAAGTGCGATTTGCTCACGCTGCTGTTTTATCAGTCTGGTATAAACATCCTCAGTTTTCTCTGCATCAGATTTACCACGCGGCTTTTTATGTGACTCGTTAAGATTAAAATCGGTGGCCGCATTGCCCTGAATGGCAGCAATTTGCGCATCCTGCCCAGGCAGAACATTACCTTTATTATCAGTTCTGATGGCCCCCTGTTTGATAGCATCCTGAAGGGCCTTCAGTTTTGCACGCTCAACGCCTTCTTTCTGAGACAAGGCTATGCTTTCTTTTTGTTGTTTTATAAAATTATCGTAAGCTGTATTGGTTTGGGGTGCTGGGGGCTGACCGTTCCCAGAACGCTTTTTTAATTCATCCATGAATTGAATGGTAACTGACAGCGATGTTGCCATTGCTTCATTAACATTCAGCGCACCAATTATCGAACTTTTTATTTTGTCAAAAGCGACTGCCGATGCCTGAACTTTTGAGGCTAACTCAGTTTGTAACTTATTTTGCGCATCTACAGCATTGTTTAATTGAGATGTAGTATCAGCAATATCTCGGGATATTTTATTATATTCCCGCTGATATTTAGCGGCGTTCTGTACGTAACCATTATTTTGATCATTCTGAACGCCCATCTGTCGAGCGAGAGACGTATATTTCTGAACTTCAGCAGCGGCCTCGGCTTGAGCATCCCTCAAGTCTTCCAGCTTATCTTTGAGCGCGTCAATGGATTCACCAGAATCAGCAATAGAGCCTCTGATTTGAATTTCGCTCATGGCTTTCGCCTTTTCCACCACCTCGTCAAGGGTGGAGGCATACTGTATCGCAGACTGACGCGCCTGTTCCTGGTTCTGATACCATGTATACCAGGCACCTGCACCCAGCATCAAAATCCCTGGAATGCCACCAAAGAGGGATGATACGCCAGCCCATGCGGTTCTCGTTACAGAGGTGAGCGCATTAAGCCGCTGATTTGCTATTGACAGCTCATTGACCGTGGCGGTTTCCGCTTTATTCGCTTTGACCATCTCCATTGAGTTTCTTGCAAGCAATGTCCTGATGGATGCGCGTTGTTTTTCCGTCTGCGCCAGTTCAAGTTGAGCCACTAGTGAGCGCTGATTAGACAGAAGTAACGATTTTTCCGTTTCAATCTGAACAAGTGAGGCGTTTGCTCCTTCGATTTTAGCCGCAGTGCTGGAAATTTCCGCCCCTCTGGCCCTAATTAGCTCTTCGGTGTGTGATTTCAGTTGAAGCGTCCAGTTTCCCAGAAACCGGGTCACGCCCACAGCCGTTAACGCTCCTGCAGCCATTGCTACGGTATCAATGTTCTCAGCCAGTGAATCAAGACCACCAGCAAGCACAGCGGAGGCACCGTATGCATCATTTGTACCGCCCACCCAGGCCATAAAGGCGTTTTCAACCTTTTGAGTCGAGGCTGATACTGTTTTTGGCATTGCATCAAATTCAGCCTGCATCACCCGTAACTGAGCGGTGATAGCCGGAACCACTTTATCTATTGTCAACAGTCCGTTATCAGCCATCGCCTTGAGGTCTTTGCGGGCAACGCCCATACCTGCCGCTAAGGCACGGATGATCCGATCACCGTTTTCGTTAACAGAGTTGAACTCCTCCCCGCGCAATACCCCCTGCGCCAGCGCCTGGCTGAACTGTGTGATAACTGAACTGGCCTCTGACGTGCTGGCCCCGGATAATTTAAGGCCCGTGCTGATAGCCTCGGTGACTTTCAGTACATCGCCAGAGGAATAGCCAAACTCACGCATGGATGCTACCGAACGAGAAAATAAACCTGCGTTATCACTGAACGCTGTCCCTGTTTTCTGGCTGATATCCATAAGTAATCGTTGGGAATTGGAGAAATCATCGGTTGATGTTGACGCCTGTTTTAGACGTGCATTCACAGAACTCCACTCATCAGCAAGAGCGATAAGGTGCCCGGTCGCAAAAACTCCGGCAAACGCACCAGCCATACCCATAGCTGCACTTTTAGTTTCTGATAATTGTGCAGATACTTCGGCTAGCGCCTGTCTTGTCTCGCGTGCGGAAACAGCCGCCTGCCGCCCACCCCGTTGCATTGTCTTATAATAATCGGACCCCATGCGAGATGCGCGAGCGATCTCGGTCTGAAAGGACTGAGAATTAGCTGAAACTTTTATAATTAATTCGCGAAGGGTTGCCATTGCTATTCCTCTAAAAAAAGCCCCGCTTACGCGAGGCTCTCAATCTAATTCGTTAGTTTAATCAATCATTCATCCTGACCGCATACCTTATAATAAAAATCCAAATCAGACCCAATGAGGGTCTTGTATATCTTCTTATCATCAATGGTATAGTTTACGCCTTTAGAGAAAAAACCTTTCGATTTCATTGTTAATGCCAGCTGAAACTTTGAATAACCAGCATAGGCTCCGTAACTATTTTTTGAATTTATTTCACCACAAACAAATCCGCCAACCAGTCCATCTTTTTCACCTGCTTTCACAAACCTTAGATAGCGAAACTTTGCACTATCTGGATCTTTCATGTCAGCAGCAACTTCCTTTTTGGCAATATCTATTGCTTTTTCGTCGCTGGGTTTACATCCTGCCAGAAATAAAATGGATAATGCCAAAACTATTAATTTTTTCACACAGCGCCCCTATTGGTAAGGATATGGGTAAATCCTACCATTGGTTATGTAAAACTTCAGCTATCATTGTTTGTTCAAACTGATGCTGCGAGCAAAGCGGCCTCTAAGCCTGCAAAGGGATAGCCGCCGTCGCTTGCCTCCTCCTCATCTGCGCTCCACTGAAGCTGAGCATCTTCAATGGTGACTTTACCGCCCTGCGCTCCGTAAACCGCAGATACCAGCTGAGCATTGAGAATATCTCCGCGAATATCGCCGATTGGGCTGATACGGTCGTATTCAGCCCACATCCTGAATTCGCCAACCGTCATGGTTTGTCGCAGTTCGCCCAGCGTGCGGCCCATCCGGAGCGCCAGCGCCATCAGGAACTGCATGCCAGGCATTTTTACTTTGCTTTAGCATCATCCGCGTCACTAATGAGATCAAGTGCCTGCTTCAACAGCCGGGAATGCACAGGGCCATAGATCGCTTCAACCTGTTCGGTGTCATCGACAGTAAAGACGGGCTGCAGATCGGTATCCAGCAAAATATCGATGAAAAGCGTGACGTCGGCCCGCATCGTGCGGAAGGCTCGCTCTGAAGGGGTCAGTTCTGGCGCCTCCTGGGGCTCCTGCCCTTCCAGTGGTTTGGGTGGTTCCGGGCTGGCAATGCCCTGCCAGCGGATCCAGGCTTCTGCTGATGGCTCACGTATGATGACTTTGGCGTTATCCCACTCCGGAACGGAGACTTCTTTTTTACGAAAGCCCGCCATCGGTGCTAGTGCCAGTGCTTTAAGACTCGGTTTTGACATTAAGTTTATCGCCGGTCTCCCGGCGCTCCGTTAATTGATGGTGACGGTGCAATCAGAAGAAGTGATCACAGTGCCATCGGCATCAGTAACCACGCAGGAATAAACCCCGGCATCACCGGATACAGCGCTGGCTTTCGTAAACGTTGCGCTGGTCTGGCCGCTGACCGTCGAGGTGCCCTTTTTCCAGGCGTAGGTATAAGGTGCCGTACCGCCCTGGACGACCACGCCCATAGTCAGGGCGCTTCCTGCCGCGACCGTTTGGGACGCCGGAAGGTCAGTAGCAAACGACAGAACTCCTGGGGCGTTAATATTGCCTGGCTTGCCTTTCAGGCGCAGGGAGAACGTTGCAGCAACAACACCGTTGGTTTGAGAATCCCAGGTGTGCTGACGTACCTCAGCGCGCATCAGGAATCCATTACCAGACGGGAAAATAACCTTAAATCCATAAACCCCGTCGTTATCGTATGCTGCACGAAGTGCATCCTGCGCAGGGTTGCGGTAGAAGTTACCGGAAAGTGACATTTCAGACGGAGCAGGAAGGCCGTTGATATTTTCCGTTTCATCTGAACACAGCACTGTCACGTCAATATCGTTTTTCTGACCAGCGGTAAAGCTGGCCTGTTTAATAGTGCAGCTCAGGTTTAACCAGGTTGCCGTATCCAGCTCTGCCGCGGTGACCGGCACAGAGGTAATCATTACTACCGTTTTTTGGGCACGTTCAAATAGTGCTGACATCGCAGCCTCCATAAATGAAAAAACCGCCAGCGGCGGTCGGATTGGATGGGTTTTTGTCAGGCAATAACCGTTATTTCGAGGGTTGCCCGATGAAGATGGGTTGTCGTGTCGTAGCCAGGAATTTTTGTCACCTCGACAGGTGAAAGCACCTGCAGGCGAGCCAGGGCATCCAGGCGTAACGCTCTGGCTTCGTCATTCGTTTCAGCCCATACATCAACCTGAATACGCAACGTTGACTCTGCCTGACCGCAGAAAACATCCCCGGATACATCAGTCGGTATCGAGAAAATGATGTAAGGCGCGGCCACCGCGGGTAAACCGTCGCTGCCAAGCGGCACCACATACGGATAAACCCGCCCGTCTGCCAGCGTCGACAGCAGGTCATAGAGATCATCCTCTGTCATTTTGATAACACCTCATCAATAGCCTGATTCATCCGCTGCATCGCCACCTGCGCAGCCTCTTCCATGCGGGTATCAAAGGCAGGACGAACAAACGGATGTGCTGGCGCCGTAGATGTTCCCAGCTCCACGAAGCGCCAGTAGAAAGCATTCCGAGTGTTGCTTGCCTTCATGGTGTTGTCGCTGTTCCCCGTTCGCGGGTTAACGCCACGAATATGCACCCCGGATGCGATTTCCCCACGGCGGCGGCTTTTCTGGGTGACGACAACAACGTTTTTCTTCAGCTTACCGGTCTGTTCCGGAGCACGATCAATCACTTCCTGCCGGAGAACTTCGGCACCGGCGCGGGTCGAATCCCGGAGGACTTTGTTGTTTTCGGCTTTGCTGAGGGTTTGAAGGTCTCGGGCGATATCCTGCAAACCGGAAAAATCCAGATTCACATCAATCATTTTTCGGTCCCCTGTTTGCAGAGAATTTCCAGCCGGGTACCTTTGATATCCGGAACCGGAGGGCCGGTAACGTTAAGAACGGTACCTTTAAACGGGCCGGTGCGTACTTTCAGGCGGGAAGAAGCTGAGATATCTGTACGAAAACGCACCCAGACTCGAATGGTGGCATCGGCATGCTCTACGCCAGCGGCTAAAAGTTCACGACCGCTTATACCCTTAACCTCGGCCCAGATGGTTTTCCCATCTTCCCATTTTTCAACCGGCTGACCTGAAGGCGTTCTGGAGGTTGTGAAGTTTTGGATGGTGACCCGGTGCCGTAACCGTCCTGCCTGCATAAGTCCCCCTACGTCCCAGGAATTTTGCGATGTTGTTTCAGAATTGCATCAACACCGAACGGAATGGAGTTAACGCTGTCACTACTAACAGGCTCCCTGTTTTCATACCAGTGCGAAACCAGTAGCATCAGGGCCAGTTTGATATCGTCCTCTATCACTAATCCATCAGGATCGTCGTCTGGAACGGCGTTATCATAAAGATGGCGATTAGTGATTTTTTCAGCATGCTTCAGAGAGGCATTGAGGTAGAGCGTTAACATCACATCCTCTGTGTCATCATCGCTGTCGATACGGCACTGGTAACGTAGCTCTTCTACAGAGGGCTTCATTTTCCCTCACCCCGCTTATTGCTGGCTTTAGGCTTAACTGGTGTTTCAATTTCAGGCTGTTTAGTCCCGTCGAGAATCCCCATCTGGGCAGCAACCTCAAGAGCACGTTCAGGAAGTGAGCCAGCCTCATATTCACCGGCGGGAATATTTATGATCTGAATGCCATCAGGTGACCATTTCAGGTCTTTTTTCAGCAGCATCATGACCTCCATAAGAATGGGGCCGAAGCCCCATCAGATTATGCGCCTGCGCCGATCTGCAGCAGTTTAATGGCCTGAGAATCGGCCAGCATTCCGCCAGTACGTTTGGTGGTATAGAAACCAACGAATGGTTTGTTGGTGTACGGGTCGCGGAGGATACGGGTACCAATGCGATCAACGATGGTATATCCGCGTTTAAAGTTACCGAACGCAATGGCTTTCGCATCAGCTGCGATATCCGGCATTTGCTCATTCTCAGCAACGCCATAACCTGCCAGAGAGGATGGCTGGCCCAGCTCAAGGCCCGGACGCCAGAGATAGTTACCCTCGGAGTCCTTCAGAATGCGAACCGCAAACAGGCTGTTGTTGTTCATCATGAACTTAGCGCCGTTGCGGTGCACCTTGCGCAGGGTGTAGACCAGCTTGATAATCGCATCGGCCGTCACACCCGCCGCCGCACCGGAAAGAATGTGCTGCAGCGTGCCAAAGGCACGGGTTTTATCGTCCTCCGGCGTGGAGGCGTAGGCCAGGAAGCCTTTCGGTTTTTTCGTACCATTGCCGCTGGTGAAAGCGATCTCTTCCTGTTCAGAGAACTCAACGGCCAGCTCGCTGTTGATCCAGTCCTCTACGTTAAAGAAGGCATCATCCAGCATCGTCTGGGTTGCCTGAGGGTTTCCGTAGATTTCACCCATGAACGGTTCAATCTGAGCGAGTTTAGACGCATCAGTAGCTGGACGGAGATCGGTTTCACCGACCCAGCCGGAAGCGGTGCCGCCAAGGTTAACCAGCTTTTTATAGTTGGCACCGCCAACAGTGATAGTTGTGGCCTCCTGGCGCATCACTACTTCATCTTTCAGAAGATTAAGAATGGTGCGGTCCAGCTCTTCCGGGACAGCATATCCGCCGTCTTCATCCACGCCAATCTGCAGGGCTTTACGCTCCAGATCACGCAGTCCGTCATCCTTACCCTTGCGCATAAAGTCGATGAAAGCGGTTTTGTGCTCGGTTGCGGCCTTGCTTTGAGTACCACCAGCGGGACGCTTAACCTGTTTAAGCTCATCCTCCAGCGCGGTTTTAAGCTGATCCAGCTCGGTCAGCTTGCCGTTAAGTGTTTCAACTTCTCCGGCCAGCTTGCCTTTTTCAGCTTCGATAGCGTCAATGCGTTTATCATTTTTCGCTTTAAAATCATCGAATTTTTGCTGCAAATCCTGCGCGACCTGCTCAACGTCTTTAATTTCGACTGCCATAATTCAACTCCTGATTAAAATTTGATGTTTTTCAATGCATCCAGTGCGGCATCCACACCATCAGCGTCACGCTGAGAGAGGTTGCCATAGCCCCCTGCCATGAATGCTTTGGCCTGGGTGCGGGAGAGCCCAACATCGCGCAGGACCCGTTCAATACTTTTCTGGGATGGTGTTTCGCCACGGGCAAACGCGCTTTTAACATCGCTGACCCGCGCCTCGTCATTCGACGGAAACGTTACGGGGCTGACCTCCCAAAGGTCGATCTCCTTGAGGAGAAACACGCCTTTCTCGCGGTCGTATTCCCAGTCTTTGAGCATGTAACCAATAGAAAGGCCGGTTAAAGAACCGGCCTTCATGTGGGCATGCGCTCGCTTCGAAAGAGGATCATCATCAATGAGTAACCGGCCTTTGACATATAAGCCGACGTCATCCTCTTTCATTTCGGTATAAACCCCGATAGGTTCATCCATCTGATGCTGCCAGAGCATGGCCGGAAGTGCGTTTTTCTCCCGCCATGACTGAAGTGATTTACTGAAAGCGCCGGGAACAACGACATCGTCGTAACTGTCCTTAACGCCAAACACAGAGCCATAGCCTTCAAACTCCCCGCTGTCGCTGACAGACTTTAGTTTCAGCGGAATATCCAGCCGCTGTTTAGTCATCGGCATCATGTTGTTCCTCGGTTGTTTTGCTCTTATTGCTGTCAGACGGCTTGGTCGTCATATTCATCGGCGTCAGATAAATGTCACCGCCAGAGCGTGGGTTCATATCTTCCAGTTCACGGCAGTCGTTTGGTGAGTAAATGCCCCAGTTAATACCGGTTGAATACGATTCAAATCTGGATTTCATATCCCCACGCAGCAAAGCGCCGGCATTAAACTTGGCATAATAGGTGCCCTGCTTCGATTCCTTCACCAGCCCCACGTTGATTCGCTGCTCAATACGGGTCATATACGGAACGAGGGAATAGTTAATGAAGCCAATGCCAAGGTTTTCGATATTGCTGAAGGTGGCGCGGTCGGTGTTCTGCACCATGTGCATCGGCACCCTGAACAGTCGGCAAATCTCCTCCAGCTGGAATTTTCTGGTCTCAAGAAACTGACTGTCCTCGGCATTGAGCGCCATCGACTTCCAGTCGAGACCCATTTCGAGAATCATCGGACGATGCGCATTGCTGAGCCCGAGGTGACGATCCTCAAAATCTTTCTTCAACCTGTCATAGGCAGCGTCGGTCAACGATTGCTCAGTACGGAGAACTCCAGAAGTGACCGCGCCATTTGAGAACAGTCTTGCCCCGTGCTCTTCAGTCGCCATACCCAGAGAAATTGCCTCTCTGGCGTATGCAATTGGGTTCAGACCAACCAGCCCGTCAAAGGTCAGTGTTCGGACGTGCCAGATATCATCCTGACCCAACACATCCGTCGAACCATCAGGGAAAGTGACCTGATACACCGGTTGCCACTGACTGTTAAGCTTAGGGTCAACGCAGCCCGGATCAATGGGTAAAAGCTCGACCACCTCACCCAGCGCTTTGACCTTGTAGGCATAAAAATTACCGCGCAGGCAAAGACACACAATGACCAGCTCCCAGAACTCCTGAGGGGTCATATAGTCATTTGGCTTCATGGTCAGTAATTTATGCAGCCTTTCAGAGGTCGCTTTTTGCTTGCTGTTACCAGTGATTTTGTACAGGTTGCAGGGAAGCATCCCCATAGACTCAGCCAGAACTCTTATGCAACCAAAGACTGCTGTAAGTCGCATCGCTTTCTGGCTGCTAACGCGCTTTCCAGTGTAGGTGTCGTAAGTCATCCCTACAGCTTCCGCCAGTTCCGCTGGCGTCGTGACCGATGCGGTGCTTTTCGTAAACATTCCGGGAAAAAACATTAGCCACCCTCCCCGGATTCAATTTTCCAGTTACCGGAAAGGGAGCGGGATACAAGCCATGACCAGAGCAGGCACAGAATACCGCCAGTAATGTAGCCAGCAGGGGGGTAAATAACCCAGGCACCGAATGAGAGCAGAATAGCCCCCAGCACACCAACAAGTGGCGCGAGTATCATCAGGATCATAATTGCCTCTTAAAGTGAGCGCACGCCATAGCTTTCGAGATGATTTGAAAGGGTTTCTTCCTTTATAAATAACATTGCCCGTCCAATCGCCATAATCAGAGCAACAGCCCCATCTATTTTATTTTCGTTTTGCTCTTTAATTGGCCGAACAACATCATCATTTCCAGGCAGGTGCTTACCCACCACGTTTGAAATACACCAGGTCATTATCGGATTACCGTCATGATGAAATCGACCGGACTCTACAGCGGCCTCAAGCTCTTTCATCGGGTCAGACATGTTGGTGTAGTTCTGGATAATGGTTATAGGGTTGAGCTGTTCATCAGCAAGCTGATGAGAAAGGTTTGTTGCACCGTGCGGGTCAATTGGGCTTTGTTCAACCGGAGTTTGCTGATTATCACGCTTGGCATCTTCAAGTATTACTCGGTAATCAATTTCCGCACCATCAGTCACGGTGATATATCCTGCTTCAACCCATTTACGGTAACGCTCAGCGGTGCGGTGATCGTCAACATCGTTGCTGTATACGGTGTCATACGGAACATAGAAGCGCGGAGATATACAGTAATAATGCCGTTTCCCATCTATTTCACGGGTAAATAGCCGAACCTTAGAGTTCATATCCAGCTTGCGCGCAAGGTCAAAAGACAGAATGCAGGGCTGTCCTTCAAACTGCTCAATGGTGAGCGTCTCATCCTCACATTTTCGCCAGCTTAACAGGTTGAAATAAGCAGCACGTGCGGCGACCCAGATATTCAGGTGTTTCGTTTTGAATATCCCGGCCATGCGGGGATTATTTTTGGCCCTGCTTTGCTGGCTTAAGAGGAAATCCGAGTAAACCGACACCCCCATATTTGGATTGGCTTTGTGAAGAACAGCGGGATCGGTCCAGTCATCACCCTCATCAACGGTGTAAATGACGCCAAAAAGCTCATCATTCGGCACGGTTCCGTTCAGCATTTCGATAACTTCACGACGCTTATCGTAGCAAGGCCCCTCAATGTTATAACCAGCAGTGGTTATAGCCCACATAATCGGCTGTCTGCGGGCCCCCATGCCGGTGATCATTGTGGTATACAGCGCATCGCTTTCGTGCTCGTGATATTCATCAACAATAGCGCAATGCGGTGACTGCCCGTCACCAGGATTACCGATCAGCGGTTCAAATCTGGCGCCATCTTCAGGACGGCTAAGGTTCTTGGCGTTAACCTCTATTCCAAAGGCTTCAACGAGTAGTGGCGTGCGTTTGCACATCAGCCGCGCAGGTCGAAATACTTCCCATGCCTGCTTTTCAGTGGTTGCACCGGAATACACCTCCGCACCAAATTCACCATCACAGGTGAAACAAAAAAGCGCCACACCGGCGCTTATCGCTGACTTCCCGTTTTTCCTGGGGATTTCTGTATAGACCTCTCTGAATCGGCGCAGCCTGCTGCCTTTATGAACCCATCCAAAAGCGCAGCAAATAATAAATAATTGCCAGGGTTCAAGGGTAATAGGCATCCTTTTAAATGCCCATTCACCTTTGGTGTGCGGGAGAAGTTGAATAAACCGTGCGGCACGCTCAGCAAGGTCTTTATCAAAGCGGTATCGAAATTTCTTTCCCTGCGATTTTGACAAATCGTCGATATGTCGCTGGCAGGCATCAATGACATACTGGCATGCCGGGATCTTTCCGGCGACAACATGCCTTGCGTACTGATTTGCAGCGTTAACGTTTGGATAGGCTTTTCGGCTCATGGCGTGATCATCTTCAGGAATGGGTTTTCGTTCTTTTTCTTCCCGGCCAGACCGACCAGGCGCTGTCGGCTGCTGGGGTCCAGCCCCAACATTGAACCGGTAGAACTCATTTCCGATTCCTGTTCTTTTTTAGCCGTAAGTTCAGGGTTTTTAATTTTCCCGCCCATTGCGCCAGTGATGGATAAACCATCAACAGCTATATTTTTTACCGCCCTGCGCCAGAACTCATAGGCAACGCACCAGCGCTCCAGTACTGCAAGATCGGTCACGCAGAGCAAGCCCTGTCCGCATAATTCTTTGGTCGTAAGCTCCCACATGATGGATGCTAACGGGAGTTCCTCTTCTGCAAACCAGTCCGGAGGTGCTACGCCATTGATGGGGGTGAATACTGGTTCTTCTTTATTCAGGGCTCGCTTGCCGGGGTTTCCGGCCAGCTCCTTGCGCGCCGTTGGCTTTGGTCTACGCCCGGAACGCCCCGCCGTTCCAGCCATAAGCGTTACTCCTGGTTAAATTTCATTTTTCGCGGGTATAAAAAATTGACTGAGGCGGCGGTCCTTTTGGCCTTTGCCGTCAGGGATTTGACCCCGCCCTCCTCTGCCTCGCACCAAATGAGAATCGATATCATTTGATGCGTTCGCGCCCGGTTTTCGTTCGATGGCAGGGCCAGCACAGGCTTTCGAGGTTCGAATCGTCATCGGTACCCCCATGAGCCTTAGCCTTGATATGGTCCACGGTCTTAGCTGCTACCGCACGACCGTTGCGCAAACAGTTCTGACACAGATGATTGTCACGCTTTAGGATGCGCGCACGTCTGATATCCCATTGGCTACCGTAGCCACGCTCGTGGCGACTCTTTCCCTGTTGATGCTGCTGCCAGCCTTCATTGCGGTGCTTCTCACAATAGCCTGAGCGGTCGGTGGTTGTGCCTGAACATCCGCGCTTCCGGCAGGCTCGGGGAATCAAAGCAGGCATAATGCATCTCTTTAAATGATGAGAAAGAAAAAGCCGCAGGCGTTAACATGCGGCTTACAAGTGCAAAAAACTGAAGTCAAACCTTATTAAAGGCCTTGATGATAATTGAGCTTTCGATAAAACCAGTAGATATAACCATTTCCTTTATGTACTGATTGATAACATCGATAGCTTTCTGATTCACGTTTGCTGAGAATATATTCCATCCGTGAGCAGTTGTGCCTTGATGATTGTATTCCCATGAGACAAACCAATCTTGCATAGTAACCCCCTAGAGAAAAAGGAGTTTTCAGATTATATCAATGCTCAACTTAAAAACAGCATTATCACAGGCACTCAGCGAATGCCTGCTGTAATGCCTTAGCTCGCCTGTTCTGCGATGGTATCAAACAGCGCCAGCGCTTCAGTCGCTTCCTGGATGGCCTTGCGGGTCTTCGAGACAATCTCACTTTCAGTGAAGACACGATCAAAAGAGTCAGCGAATAGCTCAGCTTTCAGCTTGCTATCACCAACCCAGTCAATGGCCAGCTTGGCCGCTGCGGTGTCGTAGTTAACTTTCTTGATGATATCCAGGCGGATTTGCTCGGATGCGGTGATCTCTGACATGTCTTACCTCTGTGCGATGTGGGGAGCATTATCGAAGCCACTCAGTCAGTGGCTTCTGTAATATCCTCACGTGGGGATTAAGGCTGGTTTATCCCTTAGTGGGGTTAACAGTCAGCATCTGGCCGGGCAACTGCGCGGCATGCCCACATGCAGGCTTCCTGCATTTTGGTGCGGGCGATTGCCAGACAGCGCATAGCTTCATCAATCTCCCGAGCCTGCTCAGCACTTAACATTGCCGGGCCATTACGCACAGCCAACAATTCACCTCGCTCGGTATCAAGCAAACTACAGAAGTGCCGGCTGACACCTTTGAGGCGGTTCATGCGCTCAATGTCGCCAGCGGTTAATGTGCGGTAGCCTTTTACAGTGCTTCCGTCCTGCGGTTTTGCTTCACTCATTTCGTAGTTCCTTCGGTTTGCTGTGGATAAAGCAGCAGAAAAAAAATCATTAATACCTACCGCTTACGCTTGTTGTTTCCGTGGATAAGTGCCAGGCTAAGAGAGCCATAAATGACTTACCTTGCGTTTACATCCATGGACCTCAGGGATGGGTCCATTTATCTCCCGCTCGTAGTTGTTCAGTTTTTCTGATATCGCCTTTATCCCGATTACACTGACTCCGCGCGATAGAGTTCGGTAGCCTTTACAGTGCCGCCGTCCAGAGGTTTTACTTCACATGTTTCGTAGCCTTTTCGGTTGTAACTGGTTTGCTTTTACTAGCTCGTAGGTGGATATTGTTGGGAGGTAAAGCATGGAGATAACCAAATGAAACAGATACTTTTTACATGGTTTGCTTTTACAAATACCTATGCCTGCATCACCGCCAGCATTAACGTGAACAACACATTAATGTTTGATTCAGCTGTGCCGTGGATTGTTGGGGTTTCTCTTGGAGTAATCACCAATTACTTATTGGCTAAAAAACTAAAGGAAAGCGGGTTTCTGTAGGGCAGCAGGTTGCTAGCCTGCTTACTTCTTAACGCTGTCCGGCATCACCGCGCCAACAACGCCAGCCAGTGCTACACCACCAGCGATGACGGTTTCCTGAATGCCCGGTGGCATCTGGTAACCAAATACGCCAGCAATGACCAGGATGATGCCGCGCCATGTTGACGGCTCTTTTAGCCGGTTAATGAGATAGTTCATAGGTTCCCCGTGTTCACGATAAAAAGACTTCTCGCTCTGCCTTGCGGCGATTGGTGAGGCCAGCCATTACCTTGCCGCCTGACCGGTTCCAGCGAAGGAACTCATCAGCCGCGCCTTTCACATCACCTGCATTCAGCTTTTTCATCAGCGTTGAGGTCGATAGCGCTCGCGTACCGATGTTGTAGGCAAGCGACACAAGCGCGTCGTACTGATTCTGGGTGACGGAAACTTTGAGCATCTTGCTTACCGCCTGGTCAAAGCTCACTACGCCAGTGCGCAGCAGGCGATCCGCCGTTGCGTCGTCAATCTTCATTCCTGGCTTGATAGGCTTTCCGTCTACTTTTCCCGTCCAGCCGTAGCCAATCGTCCATGGATCACCACCGGTGCCAGGGTCTGGGTATGCGGTTAACCTGCAACCCTCAAATCGCTTAATCAGCGCAATACCGTTATTACTGATTTGCATCTTTAATCCCCGTCAGACGTTCCCAGAAATAGGTCAACGCTACGGAGCCCATCGCGCCGCTTATCCCCGCGGTTGCCAGAATCATGTAAATGCTCAGTCCGCTTTCAATGCTCACCAGG